CCATCGTAAGTGTAAGAAACTTTATCATTTGCCATTTTTGGATTTTCCTTTTAGTTGTTTTGTTTAGTCAAAATATAAAAAAATTGACTGACTTTGTAAATAGGTCAGTCAACAAATTTTTTCTAAAGTGTTAAGTTAGAAGCAAGGACCGCCAAAGCATTCTTCCGGGTCAAGCTCTTCAATCTCATCAGGATCTACCCAAAGATTGCCGAGCCATTCCTTTAGTGCATCATTAGAAGGCGGGTTATCAAAACCGAACTTGTCAAAGTCATGACAACGGTCAACGTCATCATCAAGGACACCGTCTACGAAGCCAAGCATGCGACCGCATACGGCGCTGAACTTCTTCGTATCCTTGAACTGAACCCAGCCTTCTGCTCGTTCACAATCCTTGTCTGTAGGATCTGACCAATTAAACGGCAACAGGTCAAGATCATTGATGAGATATTCCCATGTTGCTGAATGGTGAAAACGTTCGCTTGACATTTCATAGCAGCAACGAGTATAGTGTCCTTCCCAATTGAAGTATCTGGAAGGAATAGGTTCAGCGGCCAACTTAGCTGCCTTTTCCTGTTCCGCTTTCTCAAAGCGAGGCTGACACCATTCACCGGCCTCTTCATAGAGTCCCTTCTCTTTCAAGAATGCGATGAGGTTTGCTTTTGTAAGTGATTTTTCTGAAAACATAGTTTCTCCTATAAGTTAGAATGGAAGTCCGTCTGCTCCGCCGTAATTGATAGTATGTTCAACGGCATAGCAAATCTTTTCTACAAGTTTCTGAATATCTTCGCCATAGTAAATCGGCACGCCCGCGGCTCTCTTATGTCCACCGCCCTTACCGACAATTCGGCAAACTTCTACGAGGTCAATCTTGTCCGTATTGGAACGAAGAGACAACGAATTACCGTGCTTGATGATCTGATAATCATATCCAGCCTTTGACAGACGGACTGACATTTCAGCCAAGTACTTATCGCATTCATAGAAGCAACCTTTGTGCTTCAAGTCGCTGATTGGTAGTTCATCATACTGTTCCTTGACTTCCTTGACATACCTCTGAATCCATTCCTTTTCTTCAGGATAGAGAGTAATGTTTCCGTGCAAGAAACGGGCGAAGAACCACTTGAAACCCATCTCCCAAGACATTGCGTTATAGAACATTGAACGCTTGTCCTGAAGAGTGAACATATCATAGTCATTCGCAATAGTGACGAGTTCTTTCAGGTGTGTAAGATCTTTCTTAATGCCAAAGTACTTATAAGCGAGCATACATCCAGAGTACTTCTGATTAATGTAGACGCCAGTGCTTGGGCTGTCATATTCTTTAGCGCTTTCGTGATGGTCAAGAACCAAGACTGGAATTTCTATCGGGAAATAAGTCTTGCAGAAATGCTGAATTTCACGAATGTTGTTCGGGCAGAAGTCAGTAAAGATAACTGCTTCATACTTTGCCTGATGTTTCTTCAACTTATCAATGATCTGGGGTTCTTGGCCGTAATTTATCTGTTCTGTAATTACATTCTTAAAGTAATTCTTAATGACAATACCCGCAGTGACGCCATCAAAGTCAATGTGAGTAAAGTTCAAAACTTTAAGGTCTTCATTATAAAAATCGGTCATGTTTTACTCCTTAGATAAAATATAACAAAAAATGGGTGCCTTTGACGGGCACCCACTAATTTTTATTCTAGGGAATTAGGCGTCCATTGATTCTTCATCAACTGAGCTGAAGAATTCATCATCGGACACTTCCGGAACTGCTGCTACATTGGTAGACTTCTTAGACGGCTTAGCCGGTTCTGCATCAAAGTCAAAGTCATCAGCAGCAGGTGCTGGTGCAGAGACTGTCTTCTGAGCAACAGGCTTAGTTGAGTCTAGAGATTCAGAGAACGGGTTGGTAGAAGCGATGGAAACACCGCCTTCCGCAGCCGGAGCGTTAGAAAGCAACTGTTCACCAGTCTTGTCAAACCAACGCTTGCAGATTGTGTTGAAGTCTGCAACGTCTTCTTCCTTGTTGTAGCATTCATCGAGACGATAAAGCTGAGACTCGATTTCATCGACTTCCTTAGTGGTCAACGGAGTATAAGACTTACCGTTCCACTTGTCAATCGGACCCGGAGTACCGAAGTGAGAGTCATCAAGCTTAGGACCGTTGGATCCCTGAACACCAGTGTAAACGAAGTTAGCACCAGTCTCCCAGTCAAACGGGTTAAAGCCCTTAACAAGACCCTGCAGTTCGTCTTCCTTATCGGTCATTGCAGTTGAGATCATCTTCATGATCTGCGGTCCAAATTCAAAGCGGAATACCTTACCTTCTGTATCGGTGTTGTTTGCGTTACGAACAACGAGGATATTACAGATGTAACGGCTCTTTCCCTTACCCAAAGAATACTGAGCAGCTTCTTCCTTAGAGTACTTCTTATACATCTCGCGGTTGTGCTGACAGATCGGGCAAGGCTTGCCGAACTTAGTCAAACATTCGGTGATGAACCACTTATCATTCGGCAACTTGATAGTGTGCTTACGGTTCTCGACGAACGGTTTGATTTCATCTGGATGTGAGGGTAGGAAACGAATAACAACGCTGAACTTTCCGTCCTTAACTGTCGGCTGGAACAGATTTTCAATCTTCCAAGACTTAAACTTTCTTTCCTTGGGTTGCTGTTCTGCTACTGCAGCGTTGATGTCTGAAAAATAAGAGTTGAGGTCTCTCTTCATTGGCATAATGATTTCTCCTTTATGTTTTTCCTTTGTGTTTTTGTCTTACTATTCGCATTAGCCTTAAGAACCGAAAATAGTCCGGATCATCAATCTTGGTTTCGTCAATAGCAAACTTGTTGTTGTCTATTCCATCAAACCAAAACCAAAAACTCAATGTTCCGTTCCGAATCAGCTCATAAAGCTTATTCTTTTGCTTTTCATTGACTTTGTATAGGTCAAATTGGTCGCCAGTGAAAGCAGCAAATGGATTTTCTTCTTCCTTCGCTTTAGCTTCCTCTAACATATTATTTATAACTTCAAGTTGAAGATTTTTTCCATTTACTGAATAAAATTTAACAACTTTTTGAAGATAGTTGACGTTTGTTATGTTTTTTTTCTTAACGCTTCCATCTCTCAAAAAGTCGCCAATACAGATGTAAATCCAGTCAGTGAAAGAGATCTTCTTCATGTTAATTGCGTTCGCTAAATCTATGAACGCAACATAGCCCTTGGGCATGTTTCTGGTCTCAAAGAACGGTTCTTTCAAGATTTCCTCAAAAGACTTTTTCTCAAATTTTCTAACTATGGGCTTAGGATCTTCCTTCTTGCCCAATAGTTTTGAAAATAGAGACCAGAAGTGATAAAGTTCTTTACTCGTCGTCTGCATCTAAGAAATCCAATAGTGATGTTTCTGGTTCGTCCTTCTTGACATGGAAGCGTTTCAATAGTTCCTGCTTCAATGTATAGAAGTTGAGTTCGTCAAGGTACTTAAGTACCTGCTTCTCCTCAAGATAGTCAGTAGTTAGATAGATAAGCGAGTCTGTGATGTTGACAAGTTTCTTCTTGTGTAAGTCAGCAATCGCCGCATTGAACTTATGCAAATCATCTGCATCTCCATCAACGACGGGTTCTAGTGACTTAGGAAGTCTTGAATACTCATCAACATCATCAAAGTCAAAACCGCGTTCTTTCATTAATTTGTAGAACCCGGCTTTGTTTTGCTTTCTTTCTAGTGCTTGACCATCTTCCCAGTCAGACAGTAATGAATCAAAGTAATCCATTGTGTTCCTCCTTTAAAGATAATCTATTTCCTCTACACTTGTTCCGCCGTCATCGCTTGAGATCGGTTTGGAATCAAATATGTTCACCGTGTCATTCTTTACTTTATCCTGCTGGACATCGTAGATACGTTGCTTTTCCGTATCAACACCCACCAAGAATGTGGCACCACGGTTCTTACCACCATATCTTGTCTTCAACAGTTTCATGCAGTAGCAGTTCTGCTGTTGGAAATCTTCAGGTTGAGTGACACCAAAGATAGCGTCTGCCTTCATCGTAGATGCATAAGAGTCAGCAACATCAGACAATGAAAGTTCTGCGATACCATTACCGCCACGGTTTGCCTGTAGACCTGAAATAATCGGGAAGCCATGTACCTGAGCAAGAGCACGAACCTGAGCAGCGATAAGCTGGAGAGTTGTGTTAGTGTTCAAGTTGGCGTTCGGTTTACCATTAGGAATCATACATCCAATATAGTCAATAAAAACAACATCTGGAATGAAGCCTTTCTTCTCTTTCAACTCCTTAAGCAAAGCATTTATCTGCAATGCATTTACGGAGTATTCCGGCATTTCACGGATCATCAATCTTGACTTAATCTTCGCATGAATTCCAGAAAATGCCTTATAGAAGTTCTCACGGCTCATCGCCTTAAATTCTTGCTGTGTCACATTGAACATGTTCTGAGCAATACGAGCAGCAATCTTGTTTTCAGGATCTTCAAATGTCAAGTAAAGAACATTGTTTCCATTCAAGACCATGTTCGTCGCAAGAGAACACATAATCAAAGTCTTACCGATGTTAGTCGGCGCCATGAACAAGTTCAATGACTTTTCGTGAATACCGCCGACAAGAATGTCATTGATAGCAGCGATACCTGTGTTCCAAAGTCTTTCCTTTGTGTTAGCGTCTTCATATAGTCTATCAGGATCTGAGAAGAAGTCAAAGCCTAAGTTCGCATTGAATGTAAATGACTCCGCCTCAACCATCGCATCTGAAATAGAGCCTGAAATCTTTTCACCAGTAGTGACATATTTCATGCCTCCTTCACAAGCACGGTAGATTAACTTTCTTCTGACAAATTCTTCAATTTCTGATAAGATGTATTCTGTCTGAACTTCTTCGTCCTTGATGTCCATAATCAAATCAAAGACGCCGCATGTCTGGTCATCGGTAATCATGCGCTTCGTCTCGATGACACTTGGCATCGCATTGAATGACGAAGTGAACTTCAGAATATCATCAACGATAATCTTATTGTCCACATCAAAGAACCACTTGTTGTCAAGATAAGGAAGTACCTTTGAACGCACTTCCTGATTGACATACAGAGCTTTGATGATTATTCTTTCAAACTCAGCTGACTTCATTAACAACCTTCATCGTATGCGGCGAATGTCTTCAAAAGTGACTCATGTCTTTCATAAACATGAAGCGAACCGCAGTTATAGAAGATGCTTCCTTTCTGTAAATCGGGGTACTTTTCCTTCAGTTCTTCATACATCATCTGATATACGAAACAATGCCAAGGGAAGTCAAAAGATAGACCAGTGACCAAGTCACAAGATCTTTGAGTTACGATATATTGAAGTGTGTTGTCTCTAATCATCAACTGTGCAGAAACAGTACACATGAAATCATGCTTACCATTTTCAACCGCATCATTGTGCATAGACGGTCTTGTGTAGATCATCAACGCTTCTCTTGTGTTGACATCTTCCTTAAGTTTCTTCAAACAATTTTCATACTGTGAACCATTTTCTTCAGAGAAGACGCACCAACCATAATTAGAGTTGATGAGCTGCTTGTCATCCTTTGATGCACAGAAGTTCCAGATCTTGATGTCGTCCATCCAACCTTTAATAGACAGATCTTGCGACATATACCACTTGTGTTCCTTCTCCAAGTAATCATGCTTGAACGGACGGTTAAGAACATTCAAGAACGGCTGATACGGATTAAGTGTCAAGTGAGAGTCAATGATCTCCCAAGTATTGCCTACTTTGTCGCCTGCCTTATACTTCCAAAGAAGTGGAAGAATGACATTGTCACGAAGCTCGGAATTGTTTCCTCTGCCAGTGCGAGATGGAACATCCAAGTCTTCTTTCAATTCAAAATTCTCAATCATACTATCATCTCCTTAATTGTTTTCCATACTGCTTCTGCATCGCTTTCACGAATGTCAATCATCGCCTTGTGAACAACATTGCTCTTACAGAAAGCGTCTCTAAATGCGCCGACTTCATACTTTTTATCTTCTAGACCTTGTGTCGGGCTGAGGCCATCTTCTCTTGAAAGCAAATGTTCTGGCGAGTCAACGAAAACAAACTCGTAAGCGTTCTGCAGAAAATCTTCATACTTCAATTCAAGATCATAAACGTAGTCACCTGAATAATCTCTGTACTTTGGTCCATAGACAGTTTCACCAAGATGAGCGCGGTCAAAAATGATTACGGTCTGCGGATCTTTCGCAAATTCATCAGCCAGACGAAGCATGTCATCATATCTGACAAATGCCATGTCTTTCATATTGTCTGATGTATAGACTTTTTCAGGATTAAGATGAATGTGTTCATAATGAATGATATGAACTCTCATTCCTTTGCATTCGTAATAATTTTTGAGATTAGCAATCTGGGTACTCTTCCCGCATCGGTTCGGGCCTTCTATAACGACGATCATAAACTAAATCTCCTTTTTACTTTGTCAAAATATAATAACTTTTTTCATAAAAAACGGGTGGGCAAAAATTTTCTGCCCACCCTTGAGATTTTAATGTCAACGATTAGTCTTTGTCAACATCAAAAGTATACGGTTCTTCGTCATCTTCTCCAGTTTCTTGTTCATTCTTGGAGTTCAATGACTTTTCTGACAAATGATCCCAATCTCCAGATGCAATCATATCAGAGATGTTTTCAGATGCAGCAGTCAAGTTAGAGTCTTCAAACGAGAACTTTCTTTCAAGGAATTCATTGAAGTCGTCGTCAGCGAAGATCGGAACCCAGAACTTAGCACAGTAGAGGTCCTTTTCCTTCCATTCACGACCATCAGTGTCATACTTCGGACGAATGAATACGTTCGAGACACCTTTCTTTTCCTTGACAACGATGCCAGACTCAATAGCATCTTCAAGCAAGCCATAGTAAGGGTTAATACCACCGTCAAGTTCAATCAAGAACTTCAACTTCTTAAATTCCTTAGCATCACGACCCTTAGATACGGCAGCAGTAATGATCTTACCATAAATGGAACCGTCAGTATCCTTAGCCTTTGCAGATGAGGAAGCAAGAACGATAGCGTCAGAGTTGAACACTAGTCGCTTACCACCAGGAATTGCGAACTTACCAGTCGGGGAATACGGATCCATCGTATCATAGACGTGGTTGACGATGAATGTTGTGTTACCGTAAGCGTTGATGACGTTAGCAAGTTCGTTCTTGAATCTTGCACCAGACATGTTTACAGCGGACGATGCCTGTGCTGCCTTCTCAAGAACCTGTTCTTCAACGAGCGGTCCCCAAGAGTCAAGAAGCACGAAGATTTCACGAGACTCCATACGAGTCAATCCGTTGTTGATGCGGGCGAAGATCTGCTTGATTTCGGGAATGCGGGATGTTTTACATACGAGGATGTCGTCAGTATCAACGCCTAGCTTTCTAGCCAATCTTGCGTTGAATGCATTTTCGGAATCTATAACGATACAGGACATACCGCTCTTATATGCTTCAGCAAGAAGGTTCAAACCGATAAGTGACTTACCTTGCTTAGAGTCAGCGGCGATGGTAACCATACATCCTTTCTTGATACCACCATTCTTTACCCTGCCTGAGAAAAGAACGTTTACAGGTCCACAGTTTGTGGAAATGAATTCGTCCTCAATGTTATCTACGGATAGAATGTCCGCAAATGCCTTGTCTCTCTTCCATTTTGCTACTAGCTTGTTTGTTGGATTCTTTGCCATATTTTTCTCCTATAACTAAATAATGCATGTACTGACCGACTCAATTGGTCGGTACATTATTTATTACAGTCAAAATATAACAAAAAATTCAAGAAAACTTATTCATCGGAATTTTTTCCTGCAAGTACATCATCTGCATTTGCAAGATTTATAAGACCAGCTGTCTCAATCTTCCAGCGCTTCCAATGTTTATCTCGGAAGGCGTTAAGTTTAGTGCATATTGTTTCTGATTCGTTAATTCTTTTGCAGATGTGGTCAATGGCGTGATCCCAAAGACATTCATACGCAGCAAATGTAGTAGGTAAGTCAGCAGACTGAAGTGCTTCTCTATCTGACTTACTCAGCCTGTCAGAAAAGCCATAGGTGTAAGACTGACTTGACGGAGAAACGTAACTATAACGGAAGAAATCCTGTAAGAAGTTGTCATACGCTTCTTTCATCGCAGCGTCATTTTCTTTAGGGTCCTTTTTGTATTTCTTGATGAAAGGTAATGTTCTCAAAGAGATCTGCAGCCTGTCATACCTTTCCATCTCAGTGTCTGCTTTGTCAGGAACTGCGAAAGAATAAGTGATAGTAATGTCGCCATTGAACTGGTCTTTGTTTATGAAGTCAAGTGCATCATGCAATCTCTTGGAGTAAAGCTCTATTTCTGCATAAGTTTCCTTAACAGTCACCATGTAAGACATATCTATCTTACGCTTCTCCTTGACATCAGTTATCTGTGTCCAGCCTGTGTGTTTTAGAAATTCCACAATGCGAGCATAAGCGGTTAGTTCTACGTTCATAGTTCATACTCCTTCGCTATTTCTTTAATTGCCTGTTTGCGGACGAACTGCATGATTGTCTTCTTTACATATTCATATTCTTCCGCTGTTTTAGCCGGGTCAGGTTTTCCCATGACGCCGATATAGTCAATGACAAAAGGTTGGTTATTGTTCATAGGCATCTGCACACCGCCTTATTTCTTCACTGCGTCTTTCTTTGATATATCTCATAAAATACTTCAAGTGTTCTTTCATCATGACAAGCGCATCTTCTTTTGTTCTGGCCCACTTATGCTTTACATGCCAGTATTCCGAATATCCATCTCTTTCATAGAAAACCATCACGCCGTCAGGATAAGAACAGTCTCTTTCAACAGACTGCCATGCGCGTTCTCTATATCCGATAAGAGGTTTGCGAATTCCGTGAGCAGTATAGTAAGCGTCTCCGCCTACACACTTGTTATCGCCAAGTCCATCCCATTCAAACTCAGAATGTTCAATGATGTCAATGTATTCATTAAGCGTCATACTGACCCTTCACAGAGTTGATTTCATCCATTTTTCTTTGTTTCTTGTATTCAGCAGGAGGTCTGCCGTCAATAACCTTAAGCAGGCTGTCATCACGGCCTTCGCCATAAATCGGTGTAGTGACACGGTCGAGCAAGTCTTTCATTCTCTTACTTAACATACTTCTTGCCTGCATTCTTGATTTCATTGATGTGGTTTTCCTTCCACTCCTTCTTTTCTTCTTCAGGAGTAGGCATCTTCCACTGCATTTTCCATCCATTCCTGATGGTATCAAATACATCGCCTTCAGTATCAATGTAGGCAGCATACTTTTTCCTGTCTACTTTGTAATCATCCCAGTGAGGCATGCTCTTTCCTGCGGCAGCTGCTGCCCAGGCTGAGAAAACGTCTGTCAGTTTATCATATTTCATAGTCATTACCTGCTTCTTTAATTTCTTCCATGTGCCATTGCTTTTTCTGTTCAGCCCATGCTTGTTCATATTCATCATCAGTAGAATAAATCCGTCGGATTGCCCACGCTAATCCAACAGGTCCGGGAGTTGGCTTTACACTCACTAACTGATCTGCCAAAAGTGGCGGGCGCTTAGAGTTGCCATTCGTCGCCACTGTGTTTGATTTCGTCGATGTGCTCATCCTTCCAACGTTTTCTCCATTCCTTTTCCCACTTCAATCTTTCCTCGGGTGTCATAGGATCCACGCCTTTGACGCTGTTAGATAAAAGTTCAGGCCAAGCTCTTCTTACTAGTCCTAAAGCAAGTGGTTGCAGCGGGGGACTAAACGCTCCATTGTTCTGTTGCTTCTTTGAGCTGCTGTTTCCTTTTTTCTTGGACATAAATCTTGTTAAACTTACTGTTAATAATCATCTGTTCATCGTATTCAGCGAGTGTCAAATCTTTATAAAGAGATGTACCACGAATAGGAAGCGGTACACTATGTCTTCCTTTACCGAAGAATGAAACCCAAACGACAATCCTCATTTCATCAAAGAATTTTCTTGCGGAGTCAGGATACTTACATCCAGGATTTCTTTCAAGATATTCATCAGCAGTCATAGTTACTTCCTACAGTTTTAATAGCCTCTTTCTTCCTTTCATTTAGTGCATATCGCTGAACTTGCGCCCATATCTCCGAAAACTCTTTTTCTTCTTCTATACTAATGAATCTAATTATGATTCCAGAGTCAACTACATCTAAATGTTTATTTGCGAGAGATGACGCCCAGGTATGAATAGGAATGTTGAGATAAGTCTGTATTTCCCATACAGGAACCGTTGGGTCGAGCTTCATTACATCATCATAAGTCATAATTTTCACTAGCCTGTTTAATATCGTTAATGTGTCGTTCTTTCCACTTCTGTGCTCTTTCTTCGTCAGTCCAAAGTTGGTCAAACAGACCTGCAACATAAGGCTGGAAAACGATTCCAGCCTCCTGCAATACATCTTGTGAATAGACGCGTCTGTTTCTACTACGGGTCCCCAATAAAGACCGTCCTTCCACCAAAACGGGTTGTGAAGACATTCTTTTCATCTATATCTTTCCAGCCAGGTGAAAACTTAGTGAAACCTTGTGCATCTGTTGTCTGAACGCTTGTCTTATACTGAACTTCAGCATCAGGGTCAAGCGTTTCCAATTTCTTGATTAGGTCAGCAACTTTCATAAACTACTCCTCTTCGTTGTAGTTCTCTTCGCCTTCTTCGTCAAGTAAGTAATCACAACAGTCACACATATCTTCTACTTGGTCAGTAGACATTTCGGCGATACATTCGCGGCAGACATCTTCCCATTCAAGAAGACCATCTTCCAACTTTTCCAACAACTTTGACTTAAAGTCAATCCTCGGCATCTTCATCCTCCTCTTCATTAAAAGCACCAATAGCCTTTTTCATTTTTGCCCATTCATAGAATGTATCTACAGAGCAGATAAGTCCAGGAAGGCCAAGCAACATCCAAGCGCCAGGTGCTAAGAACCAAACGCAGATACTTGCCCAAACAAATGTCCAACCTACCCATCCATCACAGATGGCCAGAAACTTTTCTGCACCACGGAAGAAAGGCTTTGTTCTTCTGAATTGTTTTCTTAAGTTTTTCATACCTTATTTATTTACCTTAGATTGAAGATGATCCGGAAGATCGCCAGTGCCGAAATAATTGAAGACATCAGGAGCGATGGCGATTTGAAGTTTCTTAAGTTCTTCTTCACGCTTCTTATTGACTTTACCAAAGATGTCAGTCAAGAACTCGATAGTTCTGACAGTGTCATCAATGACGTTTGCCCAAAATCTTGGAAGAAATTCATCAATAGAAACGGCAATATCCGGAGATATGCAGTACTTACAAGACTTTGACGAAGTGTCAATCTTGGCCTTTCGTCCATCGGCAAAAATATCCTTGACATAAGGATTTACAGCGTCCTTATCAAAGGCTGCTGTCGGAATGTCAGTCCAGTCAATGATAATGTTGTCTTGTCGTGCATCTCTGTGCAGTTCATAGAGGATGGTGACCTTTCTGTCTGCGTTAATAGGCAGGTCAGGAGTGTCCAACTTGATTTCGTAAGACACAGTCATGCTGTCTTCTTTGTTTTTCTCGCCAAAAGACATATTCTTTGACTCAAGTTTCATCCAGCCAATGTCCTTTGACTCAAGATAGTCAACGAACGCAGAGGCACGGTCCAAAAGAATTGCTTTTGTCGTTTTCTTGTTTCCAAAAAGCATTTTTACTCCTTAGGTTCATAGAGCCCTTCAACATATTTGTGACGAATAGGCTCAAGTTCTGTAAATGTAATCTTTTTTAACTTTTCAACTTTCTTCTTTACTATATCATTAGCATCAATGACAAGCAAAATTCTGTTCAAAGACTGTTCAAGCGAGTTGGTCCAGTAAACATCTTCAGTTTCGCCATCAGAAGCAAGAATAGTAAGATCATACGACTTTTTCGGAACGTTGTCTGCTTGTCCAGTCAAAGCAGCGTTCAACATATCGGAGAATTTTTCCTTCTTTATGACGCCCATAGGGAAATATCCATAATGCGTTTGGATCCTGTCTTCTCTTATGTCAAGAAAGCAGTTGTATGACATCTTAAGATAACAGTCGTATGCAAAGATAAGCGGTGCTTTGGCATCAAGATCCCCTACTTTCAGTTCTACTTTCATGTAGGGCACATTCTTTTCATCGGACCAACAGCAACGGCATTCAGTTACCTCAGTAGCAATGCTCTGTTCTTTGTATTTCTGTGAGGTGAAAGTCAACCATCTGGCTGCTTTCTCCATAAGTAAAGCGACTTCTGACGGGTAAATCATAATAAACCGATAAATTGTCTGTATTTGTGAATTTTATAAGAATCTCAGACGATTTTCGTCAAAATGTGTAATAAAATGACGTTTTTTGACGAAAATCGGGAACTGAATTTTAGGTTTTTGCTGCTTCAAAGAGGTCAGAACAGTTCTTTCCCTTGTAATACCAGCATTCCGGCATTGCAGACCAGTAATTCGGTCGGTGGGTAATTTCCTGAACTATTGAAGAAACAGTCTGCCAAGTATCTCTGTCTTCAATGTCCGCCTTGTCAGCGACAAGATGGCAACCGTTTGCAGCGACAAAGTAAGTCTGAGGAGATCCTTCATACTTGTCACAATCAAAGGTGACTTCTTCACCCGGCTTAATTCCACAAGCCTTGAACGAAAAGCGTCTGCGACGTTCATTAGGCGTCTTTTCAAAGACTTCATCACGGAAGTCAACAAATTCTCCGTCTACAAGTTCTGCACATTCAGACATCATGTCAACTACATCATCAATGTAGTCATTTCCGTCTTCATCGAGAAATTCAAAGAACTCGCGCTTCGGGTTAGTGCGGTTACCGGCATAAATGTGATGCAAATGCGTTTCAAGTTGACGATACTTGTCTGTCTTGACGACACAGTAAATGTCAAACGGAACGGGTGTTTCAGTAGCACCGTTCAATGAGGTCATACGAGAATCCAAATCAGTCGTAAGACCAATCTTTACAAGACCCGGAGAATGTTTCGGGCAACGGATAAGATAAACGCAGTTCTTTATGCCAGTCTTTTTCATTTTAGCTCCTTTTAGTTAAGTTCAAGACAGAACATATATTCCTGCCAGATCTGCGCTTTTCTTTCATCAGAAAGACTTTCATAGTTAGGATAAGCAATCAAAATCTGACGCTTAATTCTTTCGTATTCTTTTCGCTGTTTGGCATTCATATACATTCTCCAGTTGTTTGAAATAAATTTAATAACTTTTGCAAGAAATGTAAATACCAAAATGAAAAAACCGCGGAAAAACTTTCCGCGGTCAACCAAAAGGAAAACTTTCTAAACTATTCGTCTCGAACAGTCATAGTAGTAGCGAAGAACTTATCCTTCTTCTTTCCTGTCTCGGAGTCAATCTCCTTAACCTTCAAGTAAGTTGAAAGTTTCGGGTCAAGATCCTTGTCAAGTTCCTTCACATATCTTAGGTTATAGATTGTGTAAGGTGTTCCGTCCTTCGTTCTCTTGATGCTTGCTGAAATGTTTTCCAGCTTTGCGACGAACGCAAGATCTCCAAGAGTCATATCGTATGAAACAAGATAATCACTTGTTGGAATGTTAATCTTGTCAAATACATCTGCATTTGCATTTGACGCAAAGACATCAAGTTCAGGATACTTGAACTGCTTTGTGAATGTTCTTACTGATGTATCTTCAACAACCTGCAAGTTAAAGGAGGTGAAAATGTTGTCCTTCTTAACGACTACATTAAATGCAGTCATCTTGCTGTCAAATACGATTTCTGGGTCTTTTACTTCAGTTACTTCTGCCATACATTATCCTAGGATCATTTTTGCTTTTTCTTCGTTTTCTTTGATGTAGACGATCTTCTCGCCATTCACTGTCTCGATGTGGTCAATCTTCAAACCGTGAAGATCCAACTTAGCATCAGCCTGGGCTGGGTTAAGAAGCAAGTCTTCATTGATTAGTCCGATAGCCTCAGGATGAGACTGTGCATTTCCAAGTAGAAAGATTTTCATTATTCCTCCTCTGTATTTTGTTCATAATCTATAGTCATGATGCCGTTTACGACACGGTGACCAACTGGTGTAAAGAAATTGTTTGGTATGTTGACGATTTCCGCGATCTTCTGCATCTTGACGTCAAGCGAGTCAGATGTGCTAATCTTGTGCATTTGAGTTTGCATCAAGCGAAGAACATAGTGTCTAAATGCAGTCAACTGTCGTGAAACACCTGGAGTGCTTTCACAAGTGTCAACCAAATCAAGTCGCAAATTCTTTGTGTCAATCGCTAACTGAACCATCTTCTATCTCCATTAAAAAATTTAGTCCTGCATTCTGTGTCTCAACCATTCGGCGCATCTTGTCAATGTAAACGCCGTAGGTATGTTTCAGGTCTACCATTTCTGCTTTATATTTATCTTCAATTTCTTTTTTACGTTCTAGCAACTTTTGCTGATTCTTTGCATAACGTTTCAGTTCTTGATAAAGTATGATAGCAGCGGCTAGACGCTTTCTGAAAATTTCTGCAATTTCTAGCGCCTTCTGTTCAAAACAGTCAACAAGATCCTTCCCTTCCATTCTAAAGTCAAAGATATCTTCATTGCCCATTTTTGTATAGATGACTCTATCAAATTCAGTCTTTTCAGTAGACCAGTAAGGGTTATAGTCCTTCTCGCCTACAGACACAATGCGAAGGACAACAGACAACTGCGACTGATCTTTAATGACGTAGCAGTGCATGAATGTCGTTGCTTCCCAAGGCAAAGTTGTAAAAGGTATGCCATCAGGACGATACCTTTCAACGCTCTTACGAGGAGGCGTGTACTGTTTAAGCATCTGTGTAGTCGTGTAATCTTTTCTAATCATTACACCGAAAGCACAAACCGCCTTGCGGCGAAGGTCTTCCCAAGATCCTGAGTTCTTATCATGATAATAGAACAGATCCTGAGGAGCGCCTTCAACGTAGGTCTTTACTCTTTCCTGTAGAATGTCGTAGAACTTTAATGTAGCTGCTCTTTCTTCAGGTCTCATAGTTATTCCTTTAGCAGAAGAACGAATCCAATCCTGCTGTTTCTAGTGAAATAGTGTCCTTCGCTCCAATCCACTTCGAGACCTTGAACATTGACTCGAAAAGCGGAACGAATGTCTTAGTGAACATTGTCTCGTAGTCAACCTTGAACCACTTATCAAATTCCTTCGGCCACTGTCCGACGAATGCAATCGCTTCAATTTGCGAGAACTTATCAGACTTGACGTAGACGTAGTGGAACTTGTTTCCATTCATAATCGGCACATACGGCAACTTGAACTTCGAGATAATGTAGTTGTATGCCAGAGCACACTTCGCATTGAATACCTGTCCTTTATCAAAGTGAAGTCCATTCTTCACATAATACTCAATCGGATTAGGTACATACTTGGTGTATTCAGATACTGACTTGTTTGCAGACACTTCATTCGGAGTTGACTCACAGAATTTCTCGTAAGTGTCCAAGATGAACTGTCTTGACTTCTCATAACCCTGACCGGCACAGATGTCAAATGCAAGTACTTCAGCCGCTTCCTTACAGAAGTCAGGCATGTCAGATCTCTTAATACCAACGCCCATGATCTTGTGCTTCGGCTTGTCAAACGGATACGGGTGACCTTCAGAGTCAATGACGTTTCCGATGTAGAGTTTCTTAGCAAAGCAGAACATGTTGCTGAAGATATTTTCTCTGTTATACTTAATCTTGTTTGTTGTCTTTGAAGCAGCGGCTCTTCTTTCAAGCACCTTGACAAAGAAGTCCTGGAACATCTGTTCAGCAGTTGAATAGAACTGACGATGCTCTTCTTCTGTTTCAATCTTCATTCCTTCTTCACGGAGACGCATCTTCAATTCATTGATACAGAAATACAGAGAGTCAGTATCAGCATGAACGCAGACGCACTCGCGGTTCTTAATCTTCAAAGGCTGCGGATTTGTCAACTTGATGTTGAAGTACTTCTGAACATCGGACAACAAAGCTGTCGAGACATAATACTTATCAAGATACTTCTTAAGCCAGTCTCTCAAAGTAACTCGAGCACAGCGTGTAATGGCTCTTGCACAGTCAATGTCATACATGTGGAAGCCAGGCGCTAGACAGACACCATACATCGAGTTAATGATAATCTTCTTAACGCCTTGTCGGTTATCATACAATGCAGCGAGCTTTGAGTCACCTGCCTTTTCTGCCTGCTTCATCAAATCCTTATAGTGCTTTCTTTCATCAAACACCTTCTTAACGATGGTCGGCAAAATCGCATTGTCTGTTCTCAAGAATCCGACTTCATTAACATCGGACATGATAACCTTGCCAGATATAACATCCTCAATCTTCGGATGTGCGATCTTTACTTCCGGCGAGATATTGAACTGCATGATGTGGTGAGGATATGACGAAGTAATGTCAAAAGACATACAGTCATCATAACGCCCAGGGAAGTCATAACAATAACCGGCTTTAACATGGAAGTCTTCAAAGTCAAAATCCTCCTTCTCCCATTCGCAGTTTTGATAATAAAGTGAACCGTCTGGCTTCTTTACCTTATATGAACCATCAAGATGCCACCAGTCTTCATGATGGTCAGGACGGTCTCGCATAACGACAAACTCGCTATGCATGTATCTCATAAAGTATCCTTCAGTAGTCGGTACCTTATTATAGATCTTATCAAGTGTGACAAGACAGTCATACGCATATTCAATAGCCAGCGGGAAGATCTGTTTCTTATCTTCAATCTGGTCATTACGAACTACGTCAATGACATTATATCGTCCAAACATCTGCGGATCTGTTTGCCAAATCGTGTTGATAGATCCTTCATATTCCAACTTACCTTCACCAAGTTCAGTCTTTGCGATGAATCCAAGTGAATAAGATGGAAGCGGATCATGCTTCGCAAATGTCTTGTAAAGTTCCATGTAGTCAAAGTGAAGCAAGCCAGGAATCTCGTAAGAGTTACCCAATGCGTTGCCCTGCTTCTTATCCGAAATATCCTTACCTTCAGGACGCTTGCCTAACGGTGAAAGCAGTGCTTCATATTCAGTCTTGATACCTCTTTGTTCACGAAGACGACGAATACGATTGATGATATACGGCAAGTCAAACAAGATAGTGTTCCATCCTGTAAGAATGTCAAAGTTCTCCTCATTAACCCATTTACAGAAGTTTTTGAGAAGAATAAGTTCATCATCAAATGTTCGCAAGTTATGAATGATGTCATCTTCATGAATGTCCAAAGTAGACCAAGTGTATGTCTCCTTTGTTTTGTGGTTCATCACAGTAATCAAGTTAATCGGGAATTTTGCCTCTTCCGGTTTCGGGAATCCGCCATCTTCCGGCACTTGACATTCAATATCATAAAAGCCAATCTTGAAGTCATCAACGGTTGCTTTCAGTTCAATCTTGTCATAAGTATCATGCATCCACTTGACTTCTTCTTTCAAGTCAGATTCAGCAATAGGAATACCATTCTGCTTTAAAGTCTTAATCGCATCTTTGTCAGTGAGCTTCTTCTTAATCATCGGAATACCAAACTGGTCCTTCCATTGGGACTTACCAGTCGGATCCTTAACCCAATAATCTTTTTGATAAGGAATGCGGGTGTATGTCGAGTCACCTACATATCTAACACAAATTTCCTTACTCCAGCGGTCATAAAAGACGTGCTTATACGGTTTCATTTCATCTCCTTTTCAGCCTTAATGCTATATGAAATTTTGAAATCTTGCAAATAAAATATAATAAAGAAATGGGCGGAAACGAATCCGCCCAAAAATTTTCTTACTTTTTCTTGAGGTATTTTGGATGTTCCTGAATGAATTGGTTCATCAGGTACTTACCCAAATAGAACAAGAATCTAGCATACTCACCAGTATGACAAGCGCAGATGTTCAAGAAAATCAACGCAGTCAAGAATTGAGCATGGGTCACATCAAACATCTTATGTTCAGCCAGATACTTCTTGAAATTTGCTTCACATTCAGTATCAATGAACGAACGGTTGATGTCAATGATAATGCTGCCAGTTCTTCTCATCTTAATTTCAAAGCGACCTTCCTTAACGAAGTTGTGATTGACGATGAGAGAATGCCACATCTTAGCCAAGTCGTAATACAAGTCACCAACATCAGTTTTTCCGAAATTCTGACGCCAGTCAAGCAAGATGTATTCATTGCAGCCAGTTCCCAACTTATTCACAAGAACGTTCTCAAGATGGAAGTCACCGTGATAGTTGTCTGATAACATTGTCTTCTTTGCGACATATTCCCAGTCAATGTTCTCAATGAGCTGTCTTGCAGAACCGCAGTTCAAATCGTTAATAGCACAGTCACCATCAAGTTCCTCGTATGTCTTACAGAACTTGTCAATACGAGAGAGTGTCTTGTCTCGATAGAAGTCATTGACGATATTCAACTTTGTTTCCTCAGTTGTGTTGACATACTTGCTTACATCAACATTGTCAAAGTACTTACTCAAGAAGTGAATAAAATTAGCCGGAGTGACACGCTTTGACATAATATGTCCAGGTGCTCGACGATATGAATAAACATTCTTATCAAAAGTCAAAAGCTCTGGAAGACGAATGCCAGCAGCAGACATCTTGTCATTCACAAGCAACTTGAAACGCTTTACACGACCAGAGATGAACTTCGGGTCAATGTGGAATTTCACAACTCTGTCATCAAAAAACCAAATTGCTTCATCTGGCTTCTCAAGAATTGTTTCTTCCATCTTTTCATCAAACTTCTTCTTCGCCTCAACAAGTTCCTTCTTATTTCCAGTATCAACCCAAGTATGTGTGACATAATAGTTCATCGGGAAGATCTTATTCAAACCTGCAGACTCACCTGCCTCAATGAAAATATCACGATTTTCATGGAATGCAGACCAGAACTTTACAGGATCATTGATGTAAGAAATTCCGATGTAAGGCAATGTGTTCTTACCACGAGGATCATATTCTCCCTTCGGCAAGATCTTCAACACACGGTCATCACCGATTGCGGCATGACGATACTGGTCAGCAAGATCTGGACGGAAGTCCGCCAAAACCATGAAACTTGACGAATAGTCAAACTTCGAGATGTCATCATCAATGACAGTGTCATTTGACCAGAAGATGAACGGTCTCTGAAGAAGATGCTCTGCACAAGACAAAGAGTAACCCAAGCCAGAACCTGGACCTTCAAAGTTGTCTACTTCAACGAATGTAATCTTCCAGTCAGGATAAGCGATTTTCAAGACTTGTTTAAGCAAATCTCCCTTATATCCCAACAAGATGATAATGTTGTCATCCTTTGTGAACTTCTCAATAATGTATGAAATGACTGGCTTCGGGCCAAGCGTGCACATCGCCTTGTTGTAATTCTTTGTGAATTCATCAAGACGAGAGCCGAGACCTGCAGCCGGAATAACTACTGTCTTTCGCATCCTAGTGCTTCCTTTATTCTGTTAATGTTATACTTCACCATTTCTTCACGGCTCATGTCCTTTGTGAACTCATCAACCTTGAACATCGTAGATGAACCGCAAACAAGTGTTCCGTTGCTGTTCATTTCTCTGTAATCTTTGATTGTGTTGAAGTTCACCGACCCATCGACGAAGTAATGTTTATGGTTCGGACAGATGCCAATCTTCTGCTTTACAAGCTGAGGATAAGAGTTCGTTCCAAGAACTCCTGGAGAAATTCCCATGAACATGACACCGTCAAACAGCTGGAATTGAGCTGGATCAAACTGTGTCGTCAAGTTCAATGCAAGACCTACCTTACAGTCAGGCCAGTTCTTTCTTACCTTCTGCAATGTGCGAATTGGGTCCTTGACTGCTTCCAAATGATAAACATACCAGTCAGAATACGGACAGACAACATCTGCCGCAGTGAACGGATCTTCAATCATCATGTGAGAGTCAACATGAATGTTCGGATAAGTCTTCTTAATGTCGCGAATTAGTTCCGGAGAAATGCCAAGACGTGGGACGAAGTGATTATCCATCACGTCCATGTGCATCCAGTTAAATCTTGGGTCGCCATTTGCTGCCTTTAATATGCATTCTATATCTCCACATACATTAGCCATATTCATACATATTACTGAAGTACTAATGTTCATTTTTATTTTCTCCTATTCTACAACTTTTAATAAAGTTTCGTCCATAATTTTGTTTTACAAATTTAATAAATTTTTCGCATTTTGAAAGAATAATGATTTTATTTCTTCGTAAACATTCGGTTTTTTCTTTACATATTTCATTAGTGAAAGGATCTATCAGTTCGCCATTTTCATTCAAAAACTGATGTCCTTTTATTTCAACAAATTGTTCACCAACTAAAAAGTCTGGGTTATATTTATGAGTCTTTCCAAATCTATCTGTGTATGTAAATTGTGTTTTTGGATGAAATTCAAATGTCACATTATTATCTCTTAACCAAATGTAATATGCCAATTCCCATGAACTGTCAAACACAACATTATCATACAGGTACTTTTTTCTGTTTTTACAATTCGCAGAGTAAGTCTTAGATGCATCTACACCTTCACCATACTTTCTTTTACACGTTTCGTTGTATTTCACTAAAACCTTGGCAGATGCAAAACCTTGTCCGCCATTGTGTGCATTACATGAGTCTTTAATTTTAGTTTTTATTTGTGTATTTTGTGAAGGCCAATCTGATCCGAATCTTTCATTACATGTGTCATGATATCTTTGCTGCAGTTCATCTGACTGTAATGGATAATCACATCCAAACCGTTCATTCATAGTTTTAATGTATTTTTCTTTAGAACTTTTTGAAGAAAAACCAATTCCGCCATTTCTTTCTTTTATCTTTTCAAGTTCTAACTGTCCTAATGCGGATGCAAAACCAATCCCGCCGTGATGTTTTACCCACGTTTCTTTTATTTTTTCTAAAATCTCAGGACGTTGTTTATATTGTAATTTTTTCTTACATGATTTACATAAAAATGGAAATGTAATGGATTTCAAATTCCGAACGGAAAGTTCTTTACATTCTGAACAAATAAATTCAAATTTTCTAAATCCATTTTTCTTTTTCGGTTTTAATGACTTAAAGTAAAGTAAATCATTTTCATCGTTAAGACGATCTATCATATTCCACTCCTTAATTTATAGACGAATTACCGGTTCGTCTAAATTATTTATAAAGTTAGGCGGATCTCCGGTAAGATCCGCCAAGTAGGGAGTGGCCTACCTGTCCTTTATAATCATTCTATCAAGTTATGTCTAAACGACATGGTTTTGTTATCTTCGTTCAATCTGTCCATCAATTTCAAAGAGACCAAGTCAAAGAAAATGAAGGCAGTTTGTTCATTCAATGTTGTCATCGGCTGAATAGAGTTAATCTTGTCCGGAGAGTTCTCAGAGTTAAGTCCGTTGTTGCATCCCTTGAACTTGATGACCAAGTCAGAGAGTTTAGCAAGCGGCGAACCTTCATCACCAGTCACAGACACAATGCGTGTTCCAGTCTTTTCCTTTGCGATTTCTGCCAATTTGACAACGGTCTGTGTCTTTCCAGATGCAGACGAGAACAAGAACATATCATTCGGTCCCATGTGCGGAATCGTTGTATCAGTATACCAATAAGCATGATAACCCA